CAACCGTAGGACTGAGATGTGGTGGTTAATGAAACAATGGATAGAAGAAGGAGGTGCAATACCGAATGACACCGCACTAAAACAAGAGTTAGCAACACCGATATATTGGTACGACAATGTAGGTAGGAAAGTATTGGAATCTAAGGATCAGATAAAGAAGAGATTACAGGGAGCAGGGTCACCAGATTTAGCTGATGCACTAGCTTTAACCTTTGCCCTCCCAGTAGCCAAGAAAGAGATGGAGGACATATACATCAAAAGACGTAAAGTTGCCACACAGAAAGAGGAATATGACCCATACACCAGAATCTAATTTTGTTCGTATAGCAGAAGGTCTAGATGTAGAACCATTGCTTAAATTATTAGATGCCAAACCTGAGTTATGGAAAGAAATCCAAGAACGTCAACGATTTACTAAATCACCACATAAAGACACCGAGTGTATATACGTTAGAGGGCCATATGCAATGAGCCATTACTACGTCATGTGGGATACAGGATCATATGACTATCCGTGCATGGAATATTTAAAAGATGCATTAGTGCCATTGATGCAACCAATATTAAAGAAATTAGAAGTTAAAGATATGGGAAGAGTACTTATTGTAAATTTAAAACCTAGTGGTCATGTAACCAAACATAACGACCAAGGAAAGTATGCAGATCACTACTCAAGATTTCATATTGTAGTTAAATCAAACCAATGGTGTAGCCAAACTTGCGGAGATCAAAAACAAAAGTTTGAGGTAGGTGAGGTTTGGTGGTTTAACCATAAGAAATTACATACAGCAGACAATGTTGGCATGACTGACAGAGTGCATATAATATTTGATTGTGTTACTAAATATCCCTTATGACGAGTGTGACCGTAAGTACTGATAGTCCAGCTACTGTTAACAAAAGTAGGGTATCCAAAACGGAAATCAAACTTGCCACAGTTGATGAAATGCTGGCAGAAGCATCAATTTTGTTTGAAGAGCATTACATAGAAATTGCTCGAAACAAACATTTGATGGTGTTAAAGCCAGACAAAGAAACTTACCGTAAATCTGAAGAGATGGGTAGTATCTTTATTCTTTCAGCTAGGCAAGATAATGTTTTAATTGGTTACTCTGTTAATTTTGTCACTAATCATCTTCATTACGCTGATCTTAAGCTAGCCCAAAACGATCTTTTATTTATCAAAAAAGAACATAGGGGTGGCAAGATTGGTTTAAAATTGATTAGAGAGACAGAAGCCCATGCAACATCACTCGGATGCAAACTAATGTTATGGCACGCAAAAGAAAATACGTCTTTAGCTGCGATATTACCGAGACTAAAATATGGTGTGCAAGACATTATTTTTTCTAAGGAGTTATGACATGGCGGTAGTAGGAGCGATTACATCAGTAATTGGAACTGGTTATTCAATAGTTAAAGGCCAGCAACAAAAGAAAGCGCAACAAAAGCAATTAGCAGAACAAAGACGAGCTAATCAAAAGGCAGAAGATACTGCTAAAAAGCAACAAGAAACAGCGCAGCAAGAATATAACAAGGCAAACAGAAAAAGTCCTGACGCTAACGTAATACAAACAGCAGTTGAAAGTGAAAATCAAGGAGGTACATTACTTACAGGAGCTAAAGGTGTAGATCCTAATAAATTAAACTTAGGTGGCGGTAGTACTTTATTGGGCTAATTAATGTATAAAACAAAACGAGATAAATTACTTACAAGATGGGGTCATCTCAAGTCTGAAAGGGCTACATGGTGGTCACATTGGCAAGAAGTCACTACATATTTACTGCCAAGAAACGGAAGATATTTTCAACAAGATAGAAATAAAGGCCATAGAAGACATAATTCTATATATGACAATACTGGTACAAGAGCATTAAGAACATTAGGTGCTGGCATGATGGCAGGTGCTACAAGCCCTGCAAGACCTTGGTTTAGATTAGGAACAGTCGACCCAGATTTAAACAAATACCCACCTGTAAAACTATGGTTAGCTGATGTAACAGAACGTATGCAATTGGTGTTTACTAAATCCAATACATATAGATCATTACATGGAATGTATGAAGAATTAGGAGCATTTGGAACTGCTGGCTCTATTATTTTGCCTGATAGCAAGAATGCAATCCATCATTACCCAGTAACGGTAGGAGAATATGCAATAGCACAGGATTATCAGGGCAGAGTAAACACTTTGTATAGAGAATTCCAAAAAACAGTAGGAGAAGTTGTAAGAGAGTTTGGATATAACAACTGTTCAACGTCTGTTAAAAACTTGCACGACAGAGGTTCATTAGACCAATGGATAACAATAGTTCATGCGATAGAACCAAGGGATGACAGAGAACGTGACTTTGCAAAAAAAGACAATATGAACATGGCATACAAGTCTTGTTATTTTGAGACAGGTGGTGATGGCGAAAGTGTATTAAGAGAAAGTGGATTTAAAGATTTTCCTGTAGTTGTACCAAGATGGGGTATATCTGGAGGTGATATTTATGGCAATTCACCGGGAATGGAAGCATTAGGTGACGTAAAACAGTTACAACATGAACAATTACGCAAGGCACAGGGCATTGATTACCAGACTAAGCCACCATTACAAGTACCTAGCTACCTTAAAAACCGTGATGTAGATAGTTTACCGGGTGGTGTTACGTTTGTTGATGGTCAACAGGGCAAAATAGAAACGGCATTTGCAGTAAATTTAAACTTACAACACTTGTTAATGGACATACAGGATGTAAGGCAACGTATTAATGGTAGTTTTTATGCTGATTTGTTCCTTATGTTGGCTAATGCTACTGATACAAGGATGACCGCAACAGAAGTAGCAGAACGACATGAAGAAAAACTGCTTATGTTAGGGCCAGTATTGGAAAGATTACATAATGAATTGCTAGATCCATTAGTTGATATTACGTTTAGCAGAATGCTTGAGTCAGGTTTAATACCACCAGCCCCAGAAGAGTTGCAAGGCATGGAATTAAACGTAGAATTTGTATCTATGTTGGCACAAGCACAACGTGCAATTGGTACAAATAGTATTGATAGGTATACAAATACAATGGGAGCTATTGCCCAAATGAAACCTGATGTATTAGATAAATTTGATTCTGACGCATGGGCAGATAATTATGCTGATATGTTAGGAATTGACCCAGAATTGATAGTAGCTGACAAAGAAGTAGCAATGATACGTCAACAAAGAGCGCAAGCACAGCAACAAGCAGCGCAAGCCGAAGCACAACAACGTGCTGCTGAAAATGTATCTAAACTAGGTAACACTAATCCTGATAATGTTATGGATATGATGAATCAGTTTAGCGGTTACAATTCACCATCACCAATGGAGGTATAACATGGATTTAATTGATCTTAAAAAAGACCCACAACCTATTGACAGCAAAGAAATGTATGACGAACCGATGTATAGCTACGGTTTGTGTATATCGCTTGGTAGGGAAGAATTAGAAAAGCTAGGTATAGAAAAATTACCAGAAGCTGGTAGTGAAATGATGATAAAAGCTATTACTTATGTAAAAACTGTTAGGGAAAGTAAAGAAAAAGATGGTGTTGAACAGAATGTAGAGTTACAAATATGTGCAATGGGTATTGATCCTATTGACAAAACAAAAGATCAGGCAAAAGGTTTGTACGAAAGCAAGCCTAAACCTGCACCAAAAGCAACACCTGTTGCTAAAACCGCAACTTATTTAGCATAGGAGTTAATTATGGCTGAAAAAAAAGAAGGTGTTATTTCTAATATGCAAAAAAGAAAAATAACACTTATAAAAACTAAAATAGATGGAGGTATGGCTTCAGAAAAAGATAAAAAAGAACTAGAAAAACTAAAAAAACTCTACCCATCAATGTTTTAACTATGACTGATCCTAATTTCCAAAAAATGCCATCTGCTTACAAAGAGCAATTTAGAAAAATGGTGGAACTAGAAAAACAAAAACGATTAAAAGAAAAAAAAGACAAAAGAAAAACAAAGAATATTGCTGATCAGTTGTATGGA